GAATTCTCGGCGGTACCGAGCCGTCTAACTCAAATGGAGTATCCAATGAGCTTTGCCCGTAGGCGAACGAACGCGATTTCGCGCCCTAGTCTCACCGAGCAGTTCGCACTGCGAGATGGGACGTTTTCTGCTGTGCTCGACATCCTAGAGGCCGTGAACCACCCTTACGGGTTGTCCATTGCGCTCAAGATGAAATACGGCGAGTTTGAGTCGGTTGTCAAGACCGACCTGGATCCGCTGCACTTCGAGAACAGTCAGGACTTCGCAGATGCTTATCTGTCGGTCAAACTCTTGTCCAAGTTTCCCTACTTGGCGACTGGTATTGACAAACAGCAGGTAGCTCTCGAGTCCTTCCTGAAGGCAGAAAGGGCCTGCTTAGAGACAAATCGACGATTCAGAAGGTTACGAGAGGGTCGGGATAACACCCTAAACCCCGCAGTTCAAGCGGTGATTTCCATCGCTGTGCGAAAAATTTCTCGTATACTGGGACGAGTCGATCTTGACAAAGTCTCCGAGCAGTTCGGGTGGGGTCCCGGCGCCAGCATTGGCGTCCGGGGTCAGCACACTTCGGCGTACAACAAGTTCTCAGGACCTCTGGATGTATCGCGTAACTGTCTCACGATGGGGTTGTGCTGTGTTAACAGCTCACCCTCCTGGGTCTCTGCTGCCGTGAGGCAGAACGAGACCCCTTCAATGCCGGCGAGCGCCCTTCCGGGCGTGCTGAACATTGTGACAGGTAGTGAGATTATCTTCGTACCAAAGAATGCGAAGACCGACCGGGTGATAGCGATTGAGCCCTCGTTGAATTCCTATATTCAGCAAGGGATTGGTCGCTACATCCGGAAGCGTCTTCGCGAGCGAGTTGGCGTCGATCTGAGTGATCAGTCGATTAACCAATCTTTAGCCCAGTACGGCTCTCGAACTGGAGAGTTAGCTACCGTCGATTTATCGATGGCAAGCGACACTATCAGCAAAGAGCTTGTACGCGAATTACTCCCTGAAGAGTGGTTCGATCTTCTCGCTGCTTGTCGGTGTGAGCAAGGTACCGTTAAGCTGACCAATGAGACCGTTTGGTTTCAAAAATTCAGCTCCATGGGAAATGCTTACACTTTCGAGCTCGAGTCGATGATCTTCTACGCGCTTGCGAAGGCGTGTGTAGATCAGCTAAAGGGCGAACAGCCTGAGCAGTTAAACACTGTCTCGGTGTACGGGGATGATATCATCCTTCCGTGCTACGCAGTTCCGCTTCTGCTTGAAGTCCTCAACTTCTGCGGCTTTTCCGTCAATGAGTCCAAGTCTTACGACTCGGGCCCGTTTCGAGAGAGCTGCGGCAAGGACTTCTTTCGTGGTACCAGCGTTCGCCCGATCTTCATCAAAGATCGAATAGACGATGTCGAATCCGCAATCAGGTTGGCTAACGCCGTCCGGAGATATGCTCACATGAGAAACCACCTTTACGGGTGCGACTCACGCTTTGCACGTCCCTGGGCCGGTATAGTCTCCCGTATACCTAAGTCATTCAGGTTTAAAATCCCGGATGGTTATGGTGATGGGGGACTTGTTTCCAACTTTGATGAGGCAGTC